CAACATCAAGTCGTTAGGTTATGAGCCTAAACAGAAAGTATGGGTGGAACCTATGACACTAAAAGCGTTTGTTAGAGAACAAATAGCAGAGGGCGTAGATATACCCATGGAAACCTTCGGGATCTTTGTTGGTGCCGAAACAAAAATTAGTAAAAAGTAAAAGGAGAAAACATGGCAAACACAAATGTTGCAAAGAAAGCAGAAGCAAAACTACCAGCGTTAAGTCTTGATATGATGGAAGCTGACGCGCATAGCGGGTTGGAAAATATTCATCAAGATGATCTAGCTACACCAAGATTAAAAATCTTGATGCAGTTATCACCAGAGCTTGAGGAGTTAGAAAATGCCAAGGCTGGCATGATCTATAACACGGTTACCAATGAACTGTATGACGGTTCAAAAGGTATACTTGTTTTACCTTGTGCATATCAACGTCAATATGTTGAGTGGGCTGATAGAGGACAGGGATCGGGTGCACCGATAAATGTTTATGATGCTTCTAGTGACATCTTAACTAAAACTACAAGAGATGAAAACAACAAAGACCGTTTAGAGAACGGTAACTATGTTGAGACTTGTGGTAACCACTACGTGTTGTTAGTAAATGGTGCGGATTCAACCCCAGCATTAATTACAATGAAAGCAACACAACTAAAGAAGAGTAGAAAATGGAACTCAATGCTACTTAATCTAAAGATTAATGGTAAGAATGGGCTGTTTACTCCTCCTTCTTATAGTCACTTCTATCGTTTGAAAACTTCAAAAGAAGGCAACGATAAAGGTAGTTGGTATGGTTGGGAGATTAGTAGAGAGGATCAACTTGGCGACGCTAATCTTTACAACATAGCGAAGACATTTGCAGAGAGTGTTGGTAAGGGAGAAGTTAAAGTTAAGTACGAAGAAGAGACTACTAACTCTAAAGACGTACCGTTCTAATTAAACACGGGGCGGTTAACCGCCCCTTTACTTTGGATATGAATGGAAAAGAGTGTAGAAAAATTTAAGAGCATATTTTATGGTATGGATCGTGCTTATGGACAATATAAAAGCAATGGTGAATCTAAAGATGGAAAGGCTGGAGGGACAGCTTACATAATTAAAAAACCTGTTGTTGATAAATTATGGGAAGATCATTTAGCTGGAGCAGATCCTAGTCTTGGTATTATACCAATACGTGATGACTCTACATGCACATGGGGTTGCATTGATATAGATCGTTATCCTTTAGAACATAAAAATCTTATAGCAAAAATTAGAAATTTAGGATTACCACTTGTTATATGCAGATCAAAGAGCGGTGGAGCGCATGTGTTTTTATTCATGAAAGAAACGGTTGAAGCTGAATTTATGCGTGATAAATTAATGGATTGGGCAGGAGAACTTGGATATGCAAACTGTGAAATATTTCCAAAACAAATTGAAATCAAAGCGGACAGAGGGGACACTGGAAATTTTCTTAATCTTCCCTATCATGGCGGTGACGATAGCTTACGTTATTGTTTTAATGATGACGGGGCTAGTGTTGACCTTAGTGGGTTTTTTGATTTGTATGATAAATATTGTACGACAAAAAAAGATTTAAAAAATTTAGTAATAAAAAGAAAACATGATGTAAAAGACATGGACGACGGACCACCGTGTTTGGCGACATTGATGTCACAAGGTGTGCCACAAGGCAGTAGAGATAACACATTGTATCAATATGCAGTGTACGCAAAAAAGAAATGGCCAGATAATTGGCAAGAAAAGATAGATAGTTTCAATCATAAATACATGGACCCACCTGTTAGCTCACAACAAGTGCAAAAGACAATAAGACAACACGAGAAAAAAGATTATAAATACAAATGTAAAGACCAACCAATGTGTGCAGTGTGCTCGCCTTTGGCATGTAGAACTAGATTGCACGGCATAGGCAATGATGCTTTAGATTTAGTTAGTGATTTAACAAAGTATGAAAGTGATGAGTCTACTTGGGAGATAAATATAAATGGTAAAAAGATTAGACTTACAACCGAACAATTAGTGGAACAAGCTAAATTTAACAAAGAGTGTGTAAATCAAGCTAGTGAATATCCTACCAGATTAAGACCAAACGATTGGGATAACAGATTAAGAATGTTGTTAAAAACTGCGCAGATATTTGTCATGCCACATGAGGTAACAAAAGCCGGTAGGTTTGAAATTTTGTTAGAAAGATTTTTAGAGGATCAAGGAGAGGCTGATCACATTGATGAAATAGAAATAGGTAAAGCTTTGTTTGAAGAAAGAGAATACTTTGAAAAAGTAAAAGATGAATCTGGTAGAGAAAAAGAGGTAGAGGTAAATAGAATGACAGCGTATTTTAAGTCAGAAGAGTTACAAAAGTTTTTAAAGAAGCATGATTTAAAGAATATTACACCAACAGAAATACTAGCTCATCTCAGAGGGAAATTAAAAGGTGGTGACACAAGACGTAGAATAAAAGGTAAACCTACTTTTGTTTTGTATGTGCCTTGGCAAAGAAAAAATCAAGATGATTTAAAAGTGCCAGACATGGGAGAGGAGACACCGTTTTGAGAAACATTATATTTGGACCACCGGGAACAGGTAAGACAACACACTTGCTACGTATTGTAGAAACAGAATTAAAAAAGTATCAAGTGCCTCCACAGAAAATAGCTTATCTTGCATTTACAAATCAAGCGGCAGATGAAGCACTGTCTCGTGCTATATCGCAAATGAATTATAGTAAGAAAGAGTTTACTAACTTCAGGACATTACACAGTTTAGCTTACAGACAATTAAATTTAAAAGAAGAAAATATAATGAACGACGAGGATTATAATTATATTTCCAATAAAATACAAATAAAGTTAAGTAATCCTAATAATAAAGTAAAGCAATACGGTGTTGGTTTTCCATCCGATGTTTTTATTCAAGTAATAGATGGCGCAAAGATAAGAGGTTTAACAGCAGAGTCTTACTTTGGTTACCCAGAGATAGGGCATTTAGACGGTGGTTTAATTAAATTAAGATATATTGATGAAGCTTTAGTCAAATATAAAAATGCAAGAAATAAATACGATATGACCGACATGATCGTAGATTTTAATAGAATGCATTATGATAGAATGCCTAACTTCGACGTAGTAATAGTAGATGAAGCACAAGATTTAAGTTGGTTACAATGGAAAATGGTAGAAAGAATTACAGCGAAAGCGAAGAGAGTTTACGTTGCCGGTGATGATGACCAAGCTATCTTTCTATGGGCTGGTGCAAGACCAGAGTTTTTAATGAATATGGAAGGTGATAGAACTATTTTAAATAAATCATATCGTTTATCAAAACTTATTCACGCTAAAGCTGATAGATTAATACGAAGAGTTAAAGGCAGAGTTGAAAAAGAGTGGACATCAAGAGATGATTTAGGTGAAGTAAAAGTGTTTCCTAATGAACAACTAGATAATTTAAGACAGGGTAATTGGCTTGTTCTCGCGAGACACGGACACCGGTTAACAAAAATAGAAGAAGATATGAAGAAAAAAGGTTTGTATTATTTAAAAACAAACAAAGATGGTAAGAAAGAACCATCAATAAGTGAACGTGTAAGACGTGCTATTTTAGGTTGGCAAGCTCTTTGTCAAGGTAGATCAGTTGATTATACCACCGTGAAGAGTTGTTATACATATATTCAAACAGGTGTTGGTGTTGACAAAGAACACAAGAGCATGAGAGGTGCAAGCAAAGATGCAATGTATTCACACGAAAAACTAAGCAAGGATCACGGATTAAAGATAGGCAAGGACCAACCGTGGTTTAAATCATTAGTTAACATATCATCTACTAACGTAGAAATAATTAGAGAAATGTTACGTCGCGGTGAAAATATTAAAGCAGAACCTCGCATTGAATTATCAACGATACATGGATCTAAAGGTGGCGAAGCAGACAATGTTATGTTATTTACGGATTTACCAAGAAAGGCTGATATGAAATATTGGAATGATAAGGACGAAGAAAGAAGAGTGTTTTATGTAGGAATGACACGAGCTAGAGACAAATTACATTTAGTTCGCGCACAAACGAGTAAAGAGTTTTCGGAGGTGTTTTAATGGTATTTAATATACACACTGCACTCAAGCAGTTAGACGTTACGTTGAAGCAAGTAAAGAAAACTAGGGCACAGCTTCCTAAATTAAACCGTGAAAAGGTTGATCAAGAACTAAAAATACTCTTACTTGACCTACAGCTATTACAACAAGATTTAACTTACATGAGAGACCATGGCAAAAAAGAAATACAGAACGACTAGAGAATATTTAGATACCGCCGCAAAGATTGTAACAGGTCAGAGGCAGTATGATTACGGTGACAAGTATCAAAACCATCAGAACATAGCAGACCTTTGGAGTTCTTATATTGGTAAAAAAATATCAGCACATGATGTAGCTATTTGTATGTTGCTAGTAAAAGTAGCAAGACTTAAACACAGAAAGACAGAGGATTGTTACGTAGACATGGCTGGGTATGCCGCCATAGCTGGAGAAATATACGAAAGAGAAGATGAGTCCGATACAGATACCACTTTTTGAACCACGCACTGAGTGGATTCCACCAGAAGTAGTTCCAAATCTATCAGAAGCAAAAGAGATTGCTATCGATTTAGAGACATACGATCCAAGTCTTAAAGAGCTCGGACCGGGTTGGGTACGAGGAGAAGGACATGTCTTGGGCGTGGCTATAGCCGTTGAAGGTTGGAAAGGTTATTTTCCATTAAGACATGAGAACGGTGGTGGTAACTTTGATGAAAGATTATTTAAAAGACAGTTTCAAAAGATATTAGACCTGCCTTGTGATAAAATATTTCACAATGCAAGTTATGATGTAGGTTGGTTAAGACGCTGGGGTATGAAAATAAACGGACGTATAATAGATACGTTGACGGCATCTATTCTTATAAATGAAACAAGAGTTGCTTACACATTAAACATTTTAGCACGAGAATACTTACAAGAAACAAAGTCTGAGGCTGGTTTAATAGAAGCGGCGCGAGCATGGGGTGTTGATGAGAAATCTGAGATGTACAAATTACCGGCTATGCATGTGGGTGAGTATGCAGAACAAGATGCAGAGTTAACATTAAAATTATGGCAACAATTTAAACCAGAAATAATTAGACAAGAGCTAACAAGTGTATTTAATTTAGAAACAGATTTGTTTCCGTGTTTGATAGATATGACGTGGAAAGGTGTTCGTGTTGATTTAGAAAAAGCAGAAAAATTAAAAAAACAATTAAAGAAAAAAGAAGAACAAGTTTTACTTGATATTAAAAAAGAAACAGGATTAAAAATAGAAGTTTGGTCTGCCGCTAGCGTGGCATTAGCTTTTGATAAGTTTAATATACCGTATGGTAGAACAGAACTAACAAAGCAACCAAAGTTTGATAAGAACTTTTTATTATCGCACAAACATCCGATAGCAAAGATGATTGTCAACGCGAGAGAAATAAATAAAGCTAGGTCTACTTTTATTGATACAATTTTAAGACATTCTACAAATGGTCGTATACACGCACATATTCATCAAATGCGCAGTGAGAAAGGTCTTGCGGGCACGGCCACAGGCAGATTCAGTTACAGTAATCCAAATCTACAGCAAGTTCCAACACGGAACAAGGATCTTGGACCACTGATCAGATCAATCTTCGTCCCAGACGAAGGTTGCAAGTGGGGGTCGTTTGACTATAGCCAACAGGAACCGAGAGTTCTTGTCCACTTCGCCTCGCTTACCGGTGGTGGCTTGAAGGGCGCCGACGAAGTTATCGAATCTTATAAAACACAAGATCCAGACTTCCATCAAGCTGTCGCCGATATGGCGGGCATAGACCGTAAAACAGCCAAGACAATTAATCTTGGCATGATGTATGGTATGGGCAAAGGTAAATTAGGTAGTGAACTTGGTTTAGATCAAGAAGAAACAGAGGAATTATTCACAAACTTTCACGCTAACGTGCCTTTCGTAAAACAATTAACAGAACGAGCCATGCGTAAGGCAGAGGATGTCGGATTTATATGCACATTACTCGGTCGTCGTTGTCGTTTTGAGACATGGGAGCCACGAGCTTTTGGCGTACACAAGGCGTTACCTTTATGGGAAGCAGAGAAAACGTATGGAAAAGACCTCAAAAGAGCTTGGACATACAAAGCATTAAACAGATTAATACAAGGATCTTCGGCTGATATGATTAAAAAAGCCATGGTAGATTTATACAAAGAAGGAGAAGTATCTCATATACAAGTACATGATGAATTAAACTTTTCTATTGATTCTAAAGAACAAGCAGATAGGATAATTGACGTCATGGAAAACACGGTACAATTAAAAGTACCTTTAAAAGTTGACGGTGAGATAGGACCTTCATGGGGCGAGATCAAAAAAAAGTAACAGGCGACGTAAACGAATTTAAAGCTGTTATTAAATTTTTAAAAGAAGGGTACATGGTATTTAAAAATGTATCTGGAGCAGGTCCTATCGATTTAGTAATAGTTCACCAAGAAACCGGTGAGGTTAGAAAAATAGACGTAAAAACAACAGCTTATAGAAAGTCTTGGGCACCCAATACAAAGATTGCTCGACAACGCACACCGGAACAAGTAAAGTTAGGTGTGGAGTTTGAATTTGTAGATAAAGACGATGACTAAAATATTTTTATTAGTAGTGAGTTTGTGGGGATTTAACGGTGACGCTTGGGTTTACACAGGCAATCAGATGGTCTTACAGGAGAAGTTTGAAGAACTAGA